CGCCCATAATGATCGTCGCGTAGCAGTCATTCGTAGCAACCAGGATCAACGGATACTCATGGGGCGACGAGCCGAGCAGCTCGTTTGGATCGACATGGGCGCAACGTCCAGGCAGGCGGCGTTGCTCAGCGCACGGGGACATCGACGGATCGACATAGAGGAAGCTCGCGCGATGCTAACAGCGACGCCCCTCACTATGTTGATGCGGCGATCCTGGCGCAGCTTCAGGGGCGAATGGCGAGGCGCACGCGTGGAAGTGCCGCTTATGGTGACGGCCAGCCCTCGGCCTTCACCCAGCGGCATTACGTCGGACGCGCGCCAATCCGTGATGTCTGTGAGGCGCGAGAGCGGAACGATTGATGGCCGCCCGGCTATCAGGCTCATCGGCACCGTGGACGCGACGAGCGTAGTGCTCGAAGAAAATTGTAGTTGACACACGCGCCGTAAGTCCGCATATTGCGGACATAGCCGAGCGGATCATCCCCGGCTGATTGTGAGGGAAACCCCGATGACTGACGCGACGATTAACATGGATCAGGTCGAGCAGATTGCCCGCGTTGAGCGGATGCAGGAAGAGACCCGGAAGTTCGCAGCCGAGCAGCACAAGCTCGCAGCGGAGACCCGCAAGATCGGCCGCGACTACGCGCTCGCAGGCTGGCAGCTTGTGATCGCTGGCATGACCGCAGGCGCGGCTCTTGTCGGTGCCACCGCCGCCTTCATCAAATTCTTCGCGTGACACCCGAACGCTTCACCGAATGCTTGGCCGCTCTGCGCTGGACGCAGCGCGGCCTTGCTGCGATTCTGGAATGCGATGACAGGCTGGTCCGTCGCTGGGCTGGGGGCGAGGCACCTATCCCGGCCAGCGTCGCGGCGTGGTTGGAGACGTTGGCGAAGGTCCATGAAGAGCTGCCGCCACCGCAGGGCTGGAAGCGCAGTCAGCCTCGACGCGAATAGTCGGGGTACGAGTGGGCGCTAAGCCGTGCAGTCTCGGTGCGGCGATCAACCGGCGTCATGTCGATGGTGCGACTGCCGCAACGCTTGCAGGGCATCTTGGCCTGAAGGTCTTCAAGCGTCATGGCTGAGACCATCCAGCGCGGTTTCAGTTCACGGATGCGGGCGAAGGACATCTCGCGCATCACTGCGGGCCTGCAATCCGGGTTGTCGCAGGCGAGCATAAGGTGGGTGAAGCCGCTCGCTTCGAGCTGGGAGATCGTCTCGGCCATAGCCGGTTCCGGGTCGTTAGAGTACCGTAGGAGTACCCGAGGACTACCGGGTTTTCGGGAAACCCCTTATTTTAATGGTCGGAGTGGCAGGATTCGAACCTGCGACCCCTGCGTCCCGAACGAAATGTCGCCTATCTAAATCATTGAAATATCTAGGTGCGTCGTTACGAAAAGGCGTGAACAGGCGCAGAACATATAGGCTTAGGAGTACCGAAAGAGTACCAGGCATTCACCGTGTAGCGCGACAAGCCCGACAGCTTCTGGCCCGGCGCAGCCCACCTGTGGTAGCGCTCAGCAAACAGGAGGAAGCCTATGAAGTCGAGCCCCATCATCGCGCTGCTTGCGCTCGCTACCGTGCCAGCCGTCGCGTCTGAGCGCCCTTACGCAGTCAAGGCTTCAGAGATCGCCCGCTCGGCCGAGGCGTACTATCAGGAGCATGTGACGGTCCGCTCGATGCGCTGTGTGGCTGCCGAGCCTGGCTTGTCGTGCGTCACGGACGCCAGCGGCCGGATGCTGAAGGTCGATGCCAAGGCCATCGGCGGTGCGGACAAGACGCTCGCAGCGTTCGTCCAGGGCTGTGCGGGCTCGGCTAACGTCAGCCGGTCCGCCTGCCGCATGGATGTCAGCTTCACGCCTCTCAGACACACAGAGCGCATGGCTGACACGGGCGCAGGCTACGAGCCCGTCGTCACCTTCGAGGCCGAACGCGCGACCATCACGAGACCGCGATAGCCGACCGGGCGCGCATCAGATCGCAGGCGAGATCAGCGATCACCATCCGCAGCTCTAAGATTTCGTGTTCAAGCTCAAGCTCGCGGTCGACTGAACGCCTGCGAGCTTTTCGCTTAGGTGGCTTGGGAGTGGGGAATTTGATGATGTCGGCTGGCATTGGCGTCGGTCCTTTCGTTCTCGTGTTGTTCACGCATTAGGACCAAATGCCAAAGCGGCCGTCAATGATTATCTTCCGCACTCCCTGAAATAAATTACAACCAGCGGCACTGCTCGCCCACAGGCGAAGCGGCGGTGAGGATGCCGCCCATGCAGTCAATCTCGATGGCAGACTGCGCGTGCGCGGAGGTGTTGAACGTAGAGTCTGTGTCGATCATGCACCCGGCCGCAAAGGCGAGCAGAACGGCCGCGCTGCTGCGGATGCGGCCGAAGGGACGCGGCGCGCCTTCAGCGACACGCGCCAGGCTTAACGCCTGCGAGGCTACGAGGTCGCGTAGCTCGCTGTTCTCTTGCTCAAGCTCAAGGATGTATCCGAGTTCAGCCCTGTCGAAGAGAGGCGGTTCTGCATCCTTGGTGGGGAGATAGATCACTTCAGACATGTTGTTTCCTAAGCGGCAATTTCGATGGCCGCAAAAAAAGTCCCTTTGAACAGGGGAACGAATGTCCGCTTGGCTAAACGCTTGCGGTAGCGGGTTCTACCGCGCGACGTTTGCAACCATCAAGTTAAATTGGCGCGTGAATGTCGTGACTCCATGTGCAACACGCTACGAGTTCCACGCAACAAAAACGGCGACCTAATCAGGCCGCCGCGATTAAAGTAAAATACAATCAGGAAAATTAAGCAGTCTTCTTACGCGTAGACTTCGGGCTAACATCTGCCGTGCCTCTAACCAAAGCGAGAATTTTCAAAGCGACTTCGGGCTCTACTTCTGCGTCCACTACAAGCCGCGTCTTACCGTCAAGGCCGCTGGTCGCTGTCGCATATTGATGGCTACCGGCATCGCCTGGCGCGGGTGGCAATAGATCTTCTGGCTTCACGCCGAGTGCTTTAGCGATGTAACTCAGATTGCTTTCGGTTGGCTCATGGACGCCCCGGCTATAATTGCTGATGAGGTGCCGTCCTAGAACGAACCGCTTTCCGGTCTTCGGGTCTTTGTGCGAGGCAGGGACGTGCTCTGACGCGCGCGCCGCCAAGTCGGTGCCGCTCCATCGCTTCTCTAGCAGTAGCCGGTTAAGCTTCTGCGCGAACGCTCGCATTCGCTCTTCTCTAAACGGGTCTGTCCGTCGTCGCATGAAATTCCCTTCAGTTGTGTAACTATTACGCCTCCGCTCTACGACTTTCGAATCATCGCGTCAAGCGATGTGATTTGTGTTACGTCACAGACTGGTCGATACATTACAAAAGACTAAAGGCCCTCCCCCGGTTTTCCGAGAGAGGGCCTGAAGGACTGCGCGCTAATTGGGCATCACGTACGCGTACACCCTGCGAGTAGGGTAAACGCTTTCAGCAACACGGCGGTTATGATTACCGCTGACAACTATCGGATCGCCTGAAGGGGTGACGCCGGAGACCACGCCGACGTGACCCCCACCCTTCCTCGACATTACAGCGATAGCGCCGATCTGAGGGCCTGCGATCCTAGTGCCGTAGCGCGCGAACGATGCGGCCTGGTCGGACCCTGTGCCCGCATGTCCGGTTCGGGCGAGGATCACGTTCAGGAACCGGGCGCACCACAGGTTCGAGCGGCCGTAGATTGCTCCATTGCCGATCTGGCTGCGAGCCTCAGACACAAGCGAGCTGCCGAACGACCAGCCGAAAGGCGTGTCCATCTCGCGAACCGCCACGCGGCGCGGAGCACTGCGAGTTCGATACGCGTGATGGCGTCGAGCGTGGTGCTTCGCTTTGTGTACCTGGTGCGCATAATGCCGATCCTTCTTATGGAGCGGCCGGGCCTCTGCGAGTGAGGCGCAGGCGGCTAAGATGAACGACGTGGCGACAATCAGTCCTACAGTCCATCCGAGGAAGCGAACGATGTGCTTCAGGAACGGGCGGCAAGGGACCACACCACGTCCGTTCATTCCTACACGTTCAGGCATGGTTGTGGGGCGAGGCTTCTCCATGCAAGTACACTCCGGGTTATGGTGGTGACAGATGCAGTCGGCCATTCGACTAGGCCGCAATGCTCGGCAGGATCAGACCGGCGTTCGGCGCGTAGAGCGTGCCTTCTTCAGGCGTGCCGACGACGATGGGCTGATAGCGAAGCAGACCTAAGCGCTCGTGCAGGACGACGTAGTTCTGCTGCGCGGGTTCGGGATCGGCGCGGAGCGACTTAGCGAACTCGCCATAGCCACACAGCGCGCCGCCACCGAATCCGAAGGGAGTGACGCCAGAGGTGTGAAAATGCCCGCTGAAGACATAGCGTACCGGACGACGTTGCCGGTGCTCGGTGTCAACAATCTTGCGATGGCCCTTGATAATCGTCGCCATCGGGCCGATGAAGCCGGTGCCTCCACCGGAACCCATACGGTCACCATGAGTGAGCAGGCAGGGCCATCCGACTGCGTTGAAGTAGGCATCGAACCCCTTCGGCTGGAAGTGACGTATAGTGGGGATGTTGCGAAGCGCGGCCTCGACGAAGTCACCGACCAGCGTGTCATAGCTCTGCAACGTCACGAGCTTCGTGCGCGGCTTGCCCTGCGTCATACGGCCATGATTGCCGGGGACGCCGATCACATCCATCGGGATCGGAACCTTGAAGCGTTCGGTCAACTCCAAGTGCAGGCGCAGGATGCCTGCGGCGATCCAAGCAGCAGCGTCCTTCACTTGCTCATAGGCGGTGCCGTAGTCGGTCTCGGCGTGCTCCGGGTGCAGACCGTGTCCGCTGATGAGATCGCCGCCGAGCAGGATGAATGCGCGCGCAGGCGCGCCGTCTGACGCGGGCCAGGCCGATGTCGACAGGATGCTCGCCTTTTCGAACAGGCGGCCCATGCGGCGTCGTGCGACCTCGCGATTATACTGGTTGACCCCCGCTACCTCGTCACTGTCGATGGTCTCGCCGACGTGCGTGTCGGTGACGTGCAGAATGATCGCCTGCGCGCCTGCGACGTGGCGCTCGTTGAGGTACGCCGGTTCGGGGTGAGCCGGTTCGACTGAGAGCCCGAGGATCGAAGACCGATGGTCCTCGGCGGCAGCCAGGCGCTTCGTCAGGCTTTCAACCTGCGTCCGCAGAGCCTTCTCGTTCCGCTCGTACTTATGCTTCTCGACGACATCGAGACGGACGGGTTCAGGCGTTGCGGCAGGCGCAGCTACAGCGCCGCCAGCTTCGATGGTGCGCCAATCCAGCTTGGCTTCGAGTGCGTACTTGCGGACGCGGTCGCGTGAAATGCCGAGCTTGTCGGCAACCGCCTGCATGTTCTTCAGTTCGAGGAACAGCGCGACGACTTCGTCACGGCGGTTAAGGTCAGAATTGCTCAAGGAAGCCTCGTGCGGTTGGGGAGCTTGTGACGCGTTGTTGTGTCACACACATTACAAGCCGGTCAATTTATCAACGTGCCAAAGAAAAAGGCCGCGACCCCTCTCAGGATCGCGGCCTCGGGGTCTCCGGCGTATCCCGTCTGTGGGCCGGATTACTGTGAGGGCTGATAGGCTGCGCGCATTTCGGCAACGCAGCCCTTCACCTCTACAAGCCTGTCGTTCGCCAGGAGCAACGCGGCCTGGGTGCGTCGAAGCACCATGCGCTGCGTCAGCCGCTTGCCAGTGCTATCTTTCAGCCCCGGCACTGGCACCTCCACTGCGATACGCTCGCAGTCGTTCGGCAAACCCACGGCGAGCTTTGGGCTTAGCTCTGCTCTGTTGCGCATCGTGCAGCCACTTGTCGTCACTGCTGTCAGTAAGACAAGGGTTAGCAACGCCAGACTTTTCAGCGGCGGCTTCTTCATCTTCGTAGTCCTTCAAGAGCTTTTCGAGTTCATCCTTGCGGTCGCTCAGCCCTTTCAGGCGCTGATCCGCGTCGGCTTGGGTTTTGGCCTTCACGAGCGCATCGCGCGCCAGGCGGTCGATCTCGGCCTGCTTCTCCGCTGCATCCCACTTGCTCTGCCATGCGGCATTGACCTTGCGGCCTTCGAAGTGGGTGCCGACGTTGTAGGCGAGCACAGAGGCGAGCAGCGCAGCGCCGATGGGCGTGGCGATGAAGGACATCAGGCCGGACCAGAGCGTCGAGAAGACGCCGCTGACGGCCTTCCATGTGAGGTACTCGGCGATCATTCGATGCGCCCCGCCTTAGCGGCCGGGATGCCATCGCGGCACAGTTCGATCTCGTCGATACGCCGGTTGAGCAGGCCCTGTCGGAACTGGCCGCCAGAGTTCACCCAAGGGCGCATAGCCTCGCACGCGCCTTCGTAGTCGAGCTGATTGAGCTTCCGCACGACCGTCGACTTACAGAACGCGGCCTCGCCGACGTTGTAGTTAAAGTCGATGTACGACGCGAGCATCTTCGCCGAGATCGGCACGTAGATGCAGGATACCGCACTGTTGGCGTAGCGCACCAGCTTCTTTGAAAGCATGGCGTCACACTGCTGGGGCGTGAAGCGCGTTCCAACGGCCACAGGGCCTTCGGTCTCGCCGTAACACCACGTCACGGGTTTACCCGTTCCGATCTGGTCGATCTTCGCAGTGTACCAAACCCCTTCGTGTTTCTTGACGCTGGGGACGGCGATGGGGAGCGCAGCCCCGATGAGCAGGGCGACGGACATGCCGCCGACCAGTAGCTTCTTCTTAACGGCCATTGATTAGTCGTCCCTTTGCTGAGCGAAGAGGCGGGCGACGAATGCGCCAGACACGACCAAGAAGGTCAGCAAGGCGTAGACGTAGGGATTGTGGAATCGGTCACTGAAGAGCGGCAGCACGACCTCCGCGCCGGACAGAAACGCGGCGATAGCCATGAGGCGGATCGACCACGAGTTCTTCAGCACCCACTTCCAATCCGCGACCAGCCTCGATTTGAGGGTCTTGAACATGGGTTGCTCCTAAACGCGAAAGGCCGCCCCGAAGGACGGCCTTTTCGCTATGTGATGGTGAAGTGTAGTTAGCTGAGTGCGTCTTCAGGCAGCGGCACGTAAGGGCCGACAGGGCCGAAGTCGCCTGCCACTGCGCGCGAGAAGATCACGCGGCCGTGGTTCTCCGGGTCGGTCTCGGACGCGGTAAACGGGATCGAGCCGAGGGCCTCAAGTTCCTTGAACACGACGTTCAACTTGATCTGCGAGTGCTCAGCATTCACGTAGACGGGATCGGTCGCGCTCTTGACGGTGCGAGTGACGGTGTTGGGCATGGGAAGCATGACGGGTTCTCCTGTTAAGCGATGCGCTGGACGGTGCCGTTGGCGGGGCCTTCACCGAACACACCCGGCGAGCCGCAGTACATCCAGGTGCCAGGCGGCGTGTACATGCCACCGCCACCGTAGAGCTGATAGCCGATGACGCTGTTGGGGTAGAAGACGTTGGTCGATCCGACCGGCTTCGACTGATCGACAAACGCGTAGACGATTGAGCCGATGGCCGGGAAGGTGCCGATGCTACCGGCCGGGCCGGTGTTGCCCTGCGGGCCTTGCGGACCCTGAGCGCCCTGAAGGCCCTGTCCGCCCTGCGGACCTGCCGGACCTTGCGGACCGGCCGGACCCTGCGCGCCCTGCGGGCCTTGCGGACCCGGTGTCCCCGATCCGCCTTCACCCCCACCGGCCTCGCCAGAGATTGTGATCTTCCCCGTGGTAGGGTCCTGCGAGATGCCGATATTCGCGCCCGCGACGAGCGTCTTGCCGACCAGCGTAGCGGGAGTGGCTTCGGCCATGTCGGAAAGCTCGTCGCTGTAAACGAGCAGGCGATCCGACGCGATGTTCAATTGAGTCATGAGGGTCTCCTATCAGCTCAGAACGGGCAGCGAGCCGTCGCCGAGCGTCAGTTCGATGTAGTGGTCGACCGGATTGATCTTCACGCCTTTGCGCGCACGCAGGAAGGCATAGAGATTGTTGTTCAGCTCATCGTTCGCGATCTTCTTGACGGCCCGGTAGACCATCGTGTCGTCGATGTCGTCGAGTTCGATACCAGCCGTGCGGACGAGGTATCGAGTGTTGCCGAGGTTGACGTTGAAGAAGTCAGCCGTTGCAAACGTGCCGTCCTTCGCGCCTGCCTTCGAACAGTTCTTGAACCACGTATCGACGCCATTGCTGGCCTTCGGGTCGGCAGGCGGGCGCGTCGTGGTGTAGTTCGGACCCTGCGGGCCGAATGCGGTAGTCGACATTC